AGGACGAACGCGTTGCGGACGCGGGCAAAGCCCTGATCGGTCGTGTCGGCGGCCAGCTTCGATTGCTTGGCGAGTTGCGGCATACCGGCCAGGAACGCATTGAAAAACGCCTTGCTCGACAGCTCACCGTCAATCACCAGCGTCCGGAGTTTGGCCACCGACCCGCCCGCCTCAGTCAGGCCCGTGGCGACGGTCTGGAGGATTGTGGGCGCGCCCTCCAAAACGGAGTTGAACTCCTCCGCTCTGACCACCGAACCCCCTAGGGCCTGGCTGAGCTGCAGAAGCGCGCCGCCGGCTTGCTCAGCCGATGTGCCGCCCACTTTGAGCGCCGTGGCGATGCCCTCGGTGAAGGTCTGGAGCTGCTCGCCGCTGACCCCGAGCTCCTTCTGCGACAGCGACAGCTTGCTGTACAACCCCACCAGAGGCTCGATTGCTGTGCCCTGGCGCTGGGCAATCTGAAAGAGCGTGCCGAAGGTTTTCTCGAGCGCCTCGCCCTGCAGGCCGGTGACACGGAGCGCATTCTGCAGCTTCACGTATTGACCAGCCGCTGAGGCGATCGCAGCGGTGCTCACGCTGGCAGCCAGGCCAGCGGCAATGCCGGCGAAGGCGCCAGAGAGCGACCTGCCTACCGAACTCGCCGCATTGCCGAACTTGCCGAGTTCCTTGCCGGCGCCCTGTAAGCCTTGCTGAAATTTGGCGCTGTTCAATCCCAAATCGACGAATACCGAACCGGCGTTTGAGGCCATTACGCCGCCTCGCGGTTGATGCTGGCGAGGAACTTGCCGAGGGCGGCACCGACGGCAGCGGAACATGCCGCCAAGCCCTCGTGCTCGATGATGCGCGAAGCGGCGGAGAGCGCGGTGGGTCCAAGAGTATAGCGCCCGGTCATCTTCGCCATCTGCGCCTCCATTCGGCCAGGCGAGCCGACAGCGACAAGAGCGCGGAGCGTGCCGAGGGAGAGGCCGACCGGTGATTGTGCCTCCTCGACAATTGCCGAAACGGGCTTGCCAACCACGCCCTCGGCGGCGACCAGGCGGGTGACGTCGAACGTCAATTTCAGATCAGTCATGTCGAAGCTTTCTTTGCGGCCCTGGCCGCGACGCGGCGGGCGGTTTTTTCGATCTCCGTCGCCAGGTCGGCGCGGATACTATTGACGACGTCGCCCTGCTCGGCCCTGAGCGCGGGCCCCATGAAGGGGTGGGCCTCCTGGTGGATGGTGCCGGCCTCGCTGAAAATCGCGTGCGGTGCCGATGCCCTCACGCGCACCAGGGCGCTGGCGCCACGACCCCTGGCGGCCGCATTGGCGGCGCGGGCGGCGGCAGAGGCGTCCTCGGCAGAGGCGCCGCCACGCATGGCCTTGCCGTATGCGGCCTTACCCGGGTTGCCTCGAACGACCTCGGTCTTGATGGAGTCGCGAAGCTCACCGGAATCGACAGGGGCATTCCGCTTCGCCGCCTGTTCGACGGGCTTGGCAGCTTTCTTCAAGACTCGATTGAGCACGCCCGTCTGTGTGGATTTCTTGAACTGCTCGAGGCCAGCGGCGACCTCGCGCAGGCCGGAGATAGAGATGTTTGCTTTCATTTTAGGGGCCGCACAGGCGCTCCCATGTTGCCCCTACTCAAGTAGGGGTCATATTTTCAATCAACAAAATGCGCATGCACGTAGGCGGCCGGTGTGCGGATTGGGTGCCGCTGGAGATCTGGACCCCCCCCGGGGGGACTCAGATTTCCAAATTCCGAATTTTGCGGATGAGAGAAATTTCTTAGGCCGCCGGTCCTGCAGGAGGATGCCTGCCGTCCTGACTCCACCCCCCACGGGGGCTAGCGCCGGGCCACAGCAGCCTCGGCAGCGGCGAGCCGGGCCAGGCGGGCGGTGTGGTCGAGTGCTTCAACCTCGGCCATGAACTTGCCGATGCGCATCGCGCCGGCGACGATCGTGGAGCTTCTGTATGCCGGGTTCCGGACCACGCTGATTTCCCGCAGTTCACATCGCACGACCTCGCGGCGGCGCACGCCGTCGACCCCCGCCCACTCGCTCGTCGGCGACTTGAAGGCCACCGAAAGTCCGGCGCGGTCTCGACATCGCACCGCGGAGATCGCGTCGTCACCGGCCATGCAATCTAGGGCGAGCGCCTCCACGCGGAGGCCAACAGCGTCCTCGACCAGTGTGAGACTGCCGTTGGCCTGGCGTGCAACAATCTGGCTTATGTCGTGGTCAAGGCAGAGAAGGACCCGGCCCTCCGCAATCGACTCAGCGAAGGCGCCGCGCCGAAAGCGCTCTTGGAACCGGCCATCATCGTCGTCGCGGATAAACGCGGGCTCACCCCATTTGAGAGCCCAGCCACACATGCGTCGGCCGGTGGAGCTGAGCCCCTCATCCATGACCGCGGCGGCGAAGATCGGCGGCGATCTTGGCCCTTACCTTGGCGGCTGGCGTCTTCGCTCGCCTGCCGGCGAGTATGAGCGCCGTCGCCTTCGGATCGCTGGGCAGCAGTTCACTGCGACCGTTGACGGTCTGGCGCACCAATTGGTCGGAGTCTTCCCGCGCCGTGGCGCGTTCTCGGCCTCGGGTGGTCATGGTCATAAACTTGCGCATCACACAAACTCCTTCGGGACGGTGGCCGGTTCGATCAGACCAGCCGCAGCGGTTTCCCTGAACCAGGCTGCCAGCCGGCTGTGTGGGTCATTCGGCAAGCCCAACATGGCCAGCGCGCGTCCTGCATCGAACAGGACCGGTCTAGCAACGTCAGCCGCGTCGATGGCGCCCAGGAGGGACACAACATCCGCATGGGCTCGGTGAGCCGCCGCAAGCGCCTCTGCAAGGGCTTTCACCCGTGCTCGGTACTCCGGCTCGACCTCGGCGCAGATCGTGCGGGATGCATCAAAGCGGGCCCGCGACATGCGGTCCCTTGCAACGTCGATCGCAGTCCGCAAGTCGCGGCGCTCCGCCCCGTTCTGCTTCAGCCGAGCGTGTATGCCATCCACCTCTGGATTAGCTTCGTCGACTTCGTCACCAAGCAGTTCCGCGACGCGCGAATTCATCGCGCGATCCTGTGAATTGGTGTTGTTGAGACGATGGCGAAGATCGTCGTCCTCGCGCTCGAGAGCGCTGACCTTGTCGACCAGCCGCTGGGTTAGTGCTTTCGCCTCGGCGTAGCCTGGGCTCGCATCGTGAAGCGACGATACTGCGAAGGGCTTCGCAACGGCGTTCCGCGCCGAACGGTTTAGTAGTGCCATGTGAATCCTATTGTGAGATGCGCGCGAAGCGGTTGCGGCGTCGCCTGCGACCCGGGCGTACCGGTGGTGCGGCCTTGATCGCCGCGGCGAGGTGAATGATGGGTGCGGGGCCAACCACGGCGACACGCTCGAAGGCGGGCCGCTGGTGCGGCTCATCGCTCGCGAAATGCAGTGCGACAATGCCGTTGTCGGCGCCTCGGAACGTGGCACTGGCGGCTGGCACGAACTGATCGACGGTGACCTCGAACAGGTCATTCGGGTCGTCAATGAACCGAGCCAAGACGTCCAGGAACGCAGGCCCGCCCGAGCCCGGTCTGAGGGCTGCATATTCGGCGACGCGGACATGATCGCTGGCGGTGCCGGTCAGGATGGAAAGCAAGATCAGAGCGATGTCAGCGCTTGATATCTGCGCCGGCTTGCCCTGCGTGGAGGGCAGCATTCCCGCGCTGCGGAGACGATCCGCATGCCAGCGGGCCACTCCGTCGGGGAGGCGCAAATTGGCATCGATCGCCTCGACTGCTTGTCGGGCGGTGGCCATAGAAGTTTCCTTTGGATTCTGCTGTGAAGAATGCGACGCCGCGATGCCATACAGGCTGCGTTCGCGGCGTCGCTATCGGGCCGTTGGGGTGGCGGCCGATTGGAATGGAAAAATGCCCGGCGCGAGGCGGGGTGACTGCAGTGCGGGGAGATAAGGGAATTTCTTCCCTCTCACTATTAGTGCTTCAAAACACAGTTTAGGGACACGTCAGGCGGCGATTTTCACTTCTTCTGAGAAATTATTGTCATTGTCTGCTAGTGGCGCGGCAATCGAGCCGAACACATCGAGCGCTTCGTTCACCAGACGCACGCCTTTTTTCTCGGCGTATTCACCGCTGTAGTCGAATGCCTCGCCAATCTTCTGCGCCGTAGCACTGCTGATAGCGAAATCCAGAATATCGGCATGCCGCGCCCCTACGGCCTTTCGGGCGATGCGCGCCTCGGTCTGCCGCGCCACGTCCGTGAAGGCATCCTCGCCGCGCTGGTCGTCGAGCGAGACGGCGGGAGACTGGTGGAGCCCATCCCAATCCCCGCCAGTGTCGACCGCCTTGCGCTGGCGTGTGCCAGGCGGTGTCTTCCGGCGCCCACCGCGGTGAGAAAGAGTCAGCTTCTCGTAAGGCGTGAGCGGCTCGTGCCTGCCGTGGCCCCATTGAACCATCTCGCCGCGTCGGGGGCCATCATCTCGTTGGTCTTCACCGTTGAACACCAAGCCACCGAGATGCACGCGGCCCGCAAGGGTCATCCCACCGTCAGCGCGGCGCGCAGGGTGCTCCCACCGGCCTCGCCTATGCCGGAGCGTGACGTATGTGGGGCGCAGCCAGGCCGCGATAATCTCGCCGTCGTCGGGCCTGTCGGTGCGATTGATCACCATCGCCCTGCCATCGTCGGCAGGATCGGGCTCACCGCCTATGCCTGCCGGCTGCATCAGGTCCCTCCATTGCACCAGCAGCGCAAACCTACGCGGGTCGCTGCGCTGCAGACGCTCGCCGGTGGGCCAGCCGAGGCGCGCGCGGGTGGATATGCCCGCCGGCATCTCCCGAGTAGCCAAGGCTACCGCGCATGCCTCGTGGGCGGCGGCGTACCATCGGTGTGCGCTGCGGAGAGCCGCTATGGCGACGGAGGCGGCGCGGGTTTCAGGAGTCGGAGTCCAGGCGGGCATATCCATGTAGGCCTCGATCACAGGGGCGCGCCCGGCTTCCGGGTCGCAGGGATGTCTGGGGATGTGGTGAGAGTCGCTACAATGGTTGCGCGCTACAATATGTATGATGCGAGTCTTGGCGGAACGCAATATGTGGTGGAATGTCGTGAACAAACGCCTCGCAGACAGTTCAATGCACCTCAGTGCCCCTCGCGTACGCGCGCTTGCGCGCGTGCGAGGCAAAAACCTGTATTAGCGTTAGTGCGCGAGGATGGCGCCGGTCCGCGGCCGGAAGGCGGTGGAGATTGAGGGTGCCCCTGGGGGGTGCATAGCGGGTGTGGAAAAACGCATCAAGGATAGCGGGTCGCCCTTACGCGCATCACTTCGCTGGTGCTACTCTTGCTTGCAGAAGCGGATGGCAGGGGACGGCGATGGCAGACGTGTGGGTAACGTGCATCACGAAGAAAGATCGTAACAGTTCAAATGAAGGAATAACCCATCTTGGAAACCCGGCAGCGGGCTGGAAATGGACCAGATCGGAAGTGATCGCCTCAATAGAGGCGAACACCAATACCTTCTATACGATGGTGAGTGGCAATCGCGGCGATATTGGCGTTGTGAATGGCCAAAATGGCAAATACGTTCGTACATACGCGGACGGAAAATGGAACGATAACCTGCTCTCTTTGGCTGAGTGTTAATCATGGATACAGAACTGCTCAAATTTTATACCGCAATGGCAATTTATGGAGGTGGAAAACTCGCGCCCCCGTTGACGGTCCTAGCACCGACCATAGAGGCGGCATCACGTCATTTCTCTGCCGCCATCACGGACGGGCGCGTCGTCAAGGTCGAGGAGATCAACAAGAAAAATGGCCTCGAATTCTACCGAGTAGAGGAGAAAGAAGGTGAGGTGCGATCTCACGGTGAGGTAGAGTGGACGCCGGGTTAAGGGGACTCTTTGATCCTCCTTTCAATCAAAGCATCGGTACATCGGTACACATCATAGATGTGTGTACCGTGATGTACCGATAGACGCTCGGGTACATTTGTAGCGTGTACCGGTACATGTATCGCGATGTACCGCCTATTGAGGCCAGAACCACTGGCCGATCTGGCTGACCCTGTCGTTGGCAATGAGCGCGGTCTTGGCCCGGCTGAACCGCTGCTTGAGCGTGCCCTGCGGAACGTCGGGTTCTGCCGCTGCGTAGAAGGCTTCGCGCCACTGGTCTTCGGTGACGACCAGCACGCCTGACGGGAAGTGGTCGCCATCCGGCTCGACCCCCTCGCGCTCGATGGCGGCGCGGAG